TGAAAATGCTGCCGAAGAAATTCCAATGATGGAAAAACAACTTTCATTCATTTCTTATGCTGCTGATGAGATCGCGGATTATATTAAAGAGGCTGGTGATCCAGAAGAATGGTATCAAAACAAATTAGCTACTGTTCACGGTGAGATCAAAACTCTCTATTCATATGCCCAGGGTGAAATGCAATCAATGGGTGAGGAGACTGAAGAAGATTTAGATTCTCTTTTCGAAGCTGCCATGAGTGCAAAGGACGAAGAATCTGAAAAGCAGAAAAAATATCAGGCATTTTTTAAATCAGCTCTCAAGAGATTCGGTGTAAAATCTCCCGCGGAATTGAAGGGTGATAAAGAGAAAGAATTCTACGATTATATCGATAAGAACTGGGACGCAGAAGACGAAAGGGATTAAGAAATGGCTGGTAAGTATATAAGACCTATTGGAGCTGAAGGAGTCTTGACCACGGCAGATCCTGTTGGAAATGCTCGGTTGGTTCGTTTGTATAATCCTACAGTTAATGCAGCTGATGTGGTGGTCACAATTGCCGGGACAGTAAATGGCACTTTTACCTTGAAATCAGGTGATGTTTGTATCGTAGAAAAAGATTACACGGACACGGTTGCAGTGTCTGGAGCCGGCGCTCTTGCTGTTCAAATAGCGTACCGGGTATAAAAAAATTTAATTATAAATAATTCTTAAACAAAGGGTTTAACAAATGCGACTAATTACAGAAATCACAGAAGAGTGCGAGATCGTCACCGAAGCCAATGAAGAAAGCGGCAAGAAGTCCTATTTCATTGAAGGTACCTTCATGCAAGGTGATATCAAAAATCGCAACGGTAGAATTTATCCTGCCAAGGTTCTTGAAAAGGAAATGAAGCGATATATCAAAGAATATATCGAACCTAAGAGAGCCCTTGGTGAATTAGGTCATCCCGATGGTCCTACAATTAATGGTGATCGTGTATCACATCTTATCACTGAAATGAGCCAAAGTGGCTCTGATTTCACTGGTAAGGCAAAAATCCTCTCAACTCCTATGGGTGAAATCGTAAAGACTTTCATCGATGAAGGGGTTAAGATTGGTGTTTCTACTCGCGGCCTTGGTTCTGTTAAGGCTGGCAACGGTGGTGCAATGGAAGTACAAGATGACTTTCATTTATCCACGGTAGATATTGTTACTGATCCTTCAGCACCGAATGCGTTTGTGAATGGTGTGATGGAGAATGTTGAATACTACTACGACATCGCGTCTGGTCATTGGGTTGCTCAACAACCTATCGAAGAAGTACTTGAAGAGGTTGTCGAAGAAGTTGAAAAGCAGTATAGGAAGGTTGTGAAAAGAATAGATGAATCAGATGCAGCTAGACTGCTTGAAAAATTCATTTCAGGACTAAAAAATTAGTTTATATAAATAGATAATACTTTTTGCAATTAATTTATAATTTAATAAAAGGAGAATCACATGGCAGACGAAAATCAAGTTGCTATCGAAGAGCAAGAAGTTGCTCTTGAAGTAGCGACAGAAGAAACGCCTGTGCAGGTTGAAGAAGCCACTGAATCTACAGATGAAATCGTAGAGGAAGTTGTTGAAGTTGAAACTTCTGTTGCTTCTCTGTTCGAAGGCGAAGACCTCTCTGATGAGTTCAAAAATAAGGTAACGGTTGTTTTCGAAGCAGCTGTTAATGAGCAAGTCGAAAAGAAGGTTGCGGAAATGACTGCTGATCTGACCGAATCTCTTCAGTCTGAGAAAGAATCTCAGATGGAGACAGAGGTAGCACAGATCGTCGAGAATCTTGATAAGTATCTCGATTACGTAGTTGAGCAATGGATGGAAGAGAATGAAATTGCTGTTGAGACCGGTATCAAGGTTGAAATGGCTGAGTCATTCATGGAAGGCCTCAAGTCTCTCTTCGAGTCACACAACGTCGAAATCGATGAGGAAACTCATGACGTAGTTGCTGATCTTGAAGCTGAGGTTCAAGGTTTGAAAGAATCTTCCAATGAATTGGTAAACAAGAACATCGAGCTTCAGAGCCAAATCGATGACCTCAATGCAGAAATTGTTTTTGAGAACATCGTTGAAGGATTGACTGAACTCGAAGTTGAACGTTTTAAAATTCTTTCGGCGAACCTAAACAATAAAGACCTCGAAGAATATACCCATAATCTTAAGGTCATTAAAGAATCTTTCTTTGCAGAAGCTCCTGCTCAGACTGATGTTCATGGTGATGAAGAAGAAGCTGTGATCACCGAAGAGGCTGCGCCTACCCCGGCACCTGCTTCTGATTACACTTCTGTGAACGCTCTTGTCGAGGCACTCAACGCAAGAAAAAACAAACAATAAGTGATGATAAAATTAGGTTTTTATAAATAATTTTCATAGTAACATTTATAACAATTTTAACAAGGAGATAGATACATGTCAAACTATCAAAAACTTGTGGAAAAGTGGGGGCCAATCTTAGAGCACGAATCTTTTTCACCGATTGAAGATAATCATCGTCGCGCAGTAACTGCAACGATTCTGGAAAACACAGAACGTGCACTTGCTGAAACAGGTGATCTTTCTGCAAACATGACATCATTGCTGTCAGAAGCTGCACCTAATATGAACACTGATCCAGCTGGTACTAGCAATCCTGGTTTCGGATCAACTGGTGCTTCACCTGTTGCTGGTTACGATCCTGTACTGATTTCATTGGTACGTCGTGCTATGCCTAACATGATGGCTTATGACATCTGTGGTGTTCAACCTATGACTGGTCCTACGGGTCTTATCTTCGCAATGCGTTCCAAGTATGGTGCCCCCGATACGGGTGCTGAAGCTGGATACGCTGAAGCTAATACTTCGTTCTCTGGTACAGGTGGCGATACTCATGATTCAGCTGATTACACTTCTTATGACGCAGGTACTGATACTGCTACTCAAGAAGGTCGTACTGGTGCTAGTGATATCAATCAGATGTCTTTCTCAATCGAGAAAGTTAGTGTTACTGCCAAGAGCCGTGCTCTGAAAGCAGAATACACTACTGAATTGGCTCAGGACCTCAAGGCTGTTCATGGTCTGGACGCTGAAACAGAATTGGCTAACATCCTTCAGGGTGAGATCCTCGCGGAAATCAACCGTGAAGTTGTTCGTACAATTTATACTGCTGCTAAAGGTGGTGCTACTGGTACTGCTACTCCTGGCACTTTCGACCTGGACGTTGATGCTAACGGTCGTTGGTCAGTAGAGAAGTTCAAGGGCTTGATGTTCCAAATCGAACAAGAAGCTAATGCTATCGCTAAGGCAACTCGTCGCGGTAAGGGTAATGTAGTCATCTGTTCTTCAGATGTTGCTTCTGCTCTTCAGATGGCTGGTATGTTGGATTACACTCCTGCATTGAACGGAAACGCTCTTGCAGTAGATGACACAGGTAACACATTCGCTGGTGTATTGAATGGTCGTTTCCGTGTATACATCGATCCATATGCTGGTTCTAACTACTTGGTTGTAGGCTATAAGGGTTCATCTGCATTCGATTCAGGTGTATTCTACTGCCCATACGTTCCTCTTCAGATGGTACGTGCAATTGGTGAGAATAGCTTCCAGCCTAAGATCGGCTTTAAGACTCGATATGGTATGGTTTCTAACCCATTCGCTGGCGGTGCAGCTGTCGGTAATGGTGGACTCGGTGCTAACACTAACGAGTACTATCGTCGAGTGGCTATTGCCAACTTGTTCTAAGATTAGAATAAGAAGACAAGATAAACTTGTCCACGACTTTGAGGGCCCTTCGGGGCCCTCTTTTTTTGTCTGCGATTTATGCCGACATCACACTCTCATAGAGAGCTTCGACATCTTCAACGTCACCTACCAATTCGGGTAGATTCTGCTTGTGGAATACACGAGCCATTTTATTCAGGACCTTCTTAGGAATATCAACTTCCTCAGATAGAGACTGGATTGCCTCTTTTACAAAGTCCTTCTCAGCCTCGACACGTGTGAACGCATTTGAGACCTCTTGCATGCAATCTTTGATTCGCTTTCGATCTTCTGGGCTAGATGGGATGATGATACCTGACATTATAAGTCCTCCAAAGGTTTTCTAACAAAGTTAATTAAGTAGCCGTTTCCAGCCATTTTTGTGGCAAAGATCATTGCCGATTTCAGTGTTTCGAAGATATACTCTGCCTTGAGAGTTTCTTCTTGATAAGCTCTTACGATGTATGCATTCAAACTTATATGCCTCCGTGTTCAGCTGAATTGAACATTGTGGGTATGTAGTTAATCAGCATTCTTTCTAATACCTGCGCAGCAAGTTTGTTTGGTGTTCTCCAAACCCAGGCTTGCCAGTTATTTGGATTATCGTCATATGACAAAAGTCCTTCAATAAAATCAGACGATGCCTTACCAGTTTCGATTTGAGCCATGTGTTGGCGAAGACGTTGGTTACCATTACCAGTTTCACCGAAATAGGCTATTCCGTCATCCTTGTGTATGAATGAATAGACCAAAGCCTGATTGAGATTCGTAATCTTTTCAAATAGGTTCACGACCTCTGGTTCTGGCAATCCATTCTTTTCGATGTCTTCAAAAAACTTTTTAGAGTAGAAAATTGTCTCTTCTAGCTCATCAAAGTATTCAAATGCAGACTCCTTAATTGAATCAGACAGAGTAGCCGATTCTGTAAAAACACTTGTCGTGCAAAACATCTCGTTCATTTAGACACCAATTAAGTCAAGATATTGTTCAGCCTTCTCACGTGTGATGAGCTGATCCATTGGAAAGACCTCTTTTTCTTCACGAATCTGAGGCACGATACCAAGAATTTCTACATTCTCGGGTAGCTTCACATTCCAAGCCTTTTTATATGCGTCGAGCTGTCTCCAATATGTGAGCGCGTTGAGTAACTTGGTATTGTACCGAGTAGTGTAATCTTTTTGATAGAGAACAACACCGATTTTCTTACCTTCATGCTTGGCCAGAACCTCGGGTGAAAGTTTCTTCATCAATTGCGTCAATTCGATTGTATTGGCCATGATCGTGTAATTCGATTCATTCAGATTTATTTCATTTCGAACATAATCTATCACACCATCCTCACCAGTGGTGAAGATAACATTTGATGGTACACCACACTTCTCAAAGATGGCTGTAGTGATTTCACGAAGTACAGCTGGGATTGGTCTCCAGAGCAAGATTTCGTTACAAGTCTTTTTCACACCAGCCATGATGTCAGAATACTTGTTCTTATCTCGTTCTGTATTCTTACCAAA